CTCGGCATACCTAAGGAGAATGTGTATTTCACAGGTGGTAGAGATAAGTGGCAGATGCTGAGAAGGCTGAGAATTGAGCGTCATTACGACAATAATGCAGAGCAGATTTCCCTGATCAAGGAAAACACAGAGATTGATGCCGTGAAATTTGGAACAGATGTACATAAAGAGTAAACAAATTAGAGTAATATGAACGAGAATTTCAAAAAGGTAATGGATTCCTTAGCTGAATTCAAGACTATCCTTGCCGGGCGCAAAGTATCTGCGAAATTTGGTGAGGCAGTTTTGGAGGATGGTACAGAAATCCGTTGGGAAGGTGTTGATTTGACACCAGGAATTCCTGTTTTTGTTGTTGCTGAAGGCGAAGAGATCCCTGCACCTGAGGGCACACATCGCTTAGGTGGTGACATGGCAGGTATATCCATTGTGGTTGATGCAGAGGGCAGAATCGCAGAATTAATTGATGAGCGTGAAGGTAGCGGAGGCACACCAGCTGAAGATGCAATGTCTGCAGAGCAGGTTCGTTCAATTGTGGAGGGTGAGGTTTCAACTTTTGGCAAGGCATTTAAGTCTATGTCAGGAATTGTTGAGGCAATCGCTAAGCAAAATGAAGAACTTAGCAATGAGCTTGCTGATTTAAAAGCTGAATTCACAGCCTACAAAAACGCACCATCTAATGAGGTCAAAGAGGCAGAGAAATTTGCCAAGAAAAGTACGTCCGGAATGACCAGCCGGCAATTGTTTCTTTTAAATAACATGAAAAAATGAGCTTAAAAAAGTTTATCAAATCTAAGTTTGACTATGATGTGTCTGAACTTAGCCCATACGTGGATGATACACGTGAGGACCTTATCGTGCGTTCAGTAACGGAGGCACAAACATTGCAATACATTACCATCCAGGAAGGTATCAAGGGAACTGAGGACCTTAAGCTATTGGATGATTCAATCGTTTACCAGGAGGCAAATTGCTCCATGGTACCTGATGGTGACACAGTATTCTCTGACCGTCAATTGAGCGTTAACGCTATAGGGTACATGAAAAGATTCTGCCAAAAAGATTTGGCTGGATTGTGGACACAGTTAGCATTACGTCCAGGTGCAATGGCTGAGGATAAGGAGCTACCTTTCGAGGCACAATTGACTGACTATTTATTGAAGCTACATGCTCGCGAATTGGACAAATTGATTTGGCAGGGTAATGTTGCTACAGGTTCAGGTAACTTGCAATGGATGAATGGATTCCGTCAATTCCTTACTACAGGTAACGGAGCTGTTGACCTTAACACATCATCAACTGCATCAATCAACGCATCCAATGCATTTGATGTATTCTATGAGTGTTTCATCAACACACCTGCACAGGTAGCTGAGCAAGCTGATTTAGTATGTTTCACAGGCCGTGAGAACTTTAACTACTTATTAAAGTCATTGGTTGACCAAAATTTCTACCATTACAGCCCTGAGACTATTGCCAACATGAATGAGTGTTTGGTACCAGGTACTAATATGCGAGTGGTTAAGGTGAACGGATTGAATGGATTGGATAACATTTACACAGGACGTAGCTCACATTTCTTCTTTGGTACTGACCTTTCATCTGATTTCGAATCATATGATTTATGGTATTCGTTTGATGATGATGTAATCTACATTCGTTCTAAATTCCGTGCAGGGGTACAGGTTCCTTTCTTAGATGAAATCGGAGTATGGAATGGTACAGGATCTCCTAACTAATTGTTAAACTAAACTAAAAGATAGAGAGATGGCATGTAATATGACAACAGGGTACAATGACAGAACATGTACCAATGGTAAAGGTGGGATACTAAGCGTGTTATTATTCCCTGTGGGTAATATCCAAACACCTGTAACCATCGCAGCGAATGAGATCACATCCCTAACTGTAACCGGTGAGGTATTTCTTTACAAGTTAAAGAGTAACCTATCCAGCTTTACAGCACCAATCAAAGTGAACAAAGAGAATGGTACACTTTGGTATGAGCAAAGCCTCTCAATGATCCTGGCATCCGATACTAAGGAGCTAAGGTCAGAGATACACTTGCTTGCTCAGAATGAGGTTTGCTGTTTGGTGGAGAAAGCCAATGGTACATGGGTTGCATTGGGCTTGAATGAAGGCCTACAGGTGGCAGATGCCAATGAATATACATCCGGAGTATTAAAATCAGACCGTCAAGGACATGTAATTGTTCTTAATGGTATGGAAAATGACGAGGTTCCTGATGTAGCTGATGGTGTTATCACCACATTGCTATCACAGCAGTCACCTGCAATGTAATATATCTCAATAATTCTACCGAGGGGAGGGCAATGTCCCTCCCTTTTTTGTAAATTAGAGCCATGAAAAACTTGAAAATTAAAAAAGAAAGTCTTGGATTAAAGGTCAGAGGTGGCTTTTTAAACAAGTGGTACATAATTGAGGAGGGCAATGAGGAGCTGTATTGGCAAATGGGTATCTTAGATATTTTTGAGAAAACAGAACCTGCAATTGTTAAAAAAGTAAAGGATGTTAAGGATAGAAAAAAACAATCAGAGTACGTTGATAGTAACGGTCTCGGAATTGACAACGATTCCAGCCCCATACTATCTCTTTGAATTTATTGAGGAGCAAACACAGGAGGCCTTGTATTGCATTCTGACCAACATCAGTACAGGCATTCCGCGATATGACGAGTTTACGCTGGTGGATGGGGTTGATGTTACATTCCCATATGCTGGTTTTTACACATACAAGATATACCAACAGGCAAGCTCATCCAATTTGGACCCTGCTCTGTCTGATGGAATGGTGGAGGAGGGCCGTGCCCATGTTTATGAGATGGATAGCCCATCCAATTATTATGATTATAACGTGACAAATTTTGTCTATGAGTAAGGTTTTAAATGTGCAGTTTAGTAAGTCATTCACTGTGCCGGTGGAGGAGCTTGATAAGGGCCAAGGGTTCGTAAAATGGGGAAAGAAAAATGATTACCCATTCTTTATCATAGATTTGCTGCATGGATCAGCCTGGCACCAGGGTATCTTGAAAAACAAGAGCTACTATATTGCTGGCGGTGGCCTTGAGGTGGTGAGTGGAGATGCACAGCCATTCCTAAATAATGAGTTTAGGGATTTTGACATGAATGAGATAGCTCAAAGAATGACCTTTGATTTTGAGCTATTTGGTGCCATGTGTGTTAAGGGTACCTGGAATAGAGAAGGCACCAGGGTTGTGGCATGGGAACATCTTAACATTGATGCATGCAGGCTGTCAGAGGATGAGCGCACACTGTATGTATCAGATGATTGGAATGCCAGGAGACAAACACCTGAGGATACAAATTTCCGCACATATCCAGCCTTGGATGAGAATAATCCACATGGATCATTCTTTATGTATTACAAGGAGCCAAGCAAGCAGGCCAAGGGTGAAAAGGGAATCTATCCCAAACCACCATATGTGGGTGGAATCACAGCCATCCAAACAGATTGCGACATATCAAGGTTCCATATGTTTGAAATTTCCAATGGCTTTAAAGCCGGGACCTTGATAAATCTGCCGGGAGGTTTTCCGGAGACAGCAGAGGAGGAGCGCAAAATTAAGGAGCAGATTAAAGGCCCTGTGCAATCCATTGAATCAGCTGGAGAAATTATCATCACGTTCAGCCAAACCAAGGATGATGCGCCATCTGTCATGCAGCTGTCGGGCAATGACCTAGATAAGCGTTATGAATTAACAGAAAAAGCTGTGCAGCAAAATATCCTGGTAGCTCACAGCATCACAGCACCTACTTTGTTTGGTATCATTCAACAGGGCTCATTCAATGCAGCGGAATCAGCTGATTTGTTTGAGATATTCAAGGTGACCTATGTGAGCTCACGTCAAAAGCAGATTGAATGGATGATAAACTACATGGCTCAATTGAGTGGATCTACAGCTATACTCAAGTTGGTTGATGTTACACCTGTAGGCAAAGCACCTGAGGTGAGTGCAGCACCTGCAGCAGCAGTGGCAGGTGATCCATTGGCAGCTGGAGAGATTGATGTGGCTAAAACAGCATTGAATGGTGCACAGATTGCATCTATTATTGATGTGGTTGCAGCCATCAAGGAGGAAGTATTAACACCTGAGGCAGCGCTGCAGGTACTATTGGCCTCATTTCCTACCATTGCAGAGGCACAAGCTCGCGAGATAGTTGGATTGGACAGCGCAGGCATGGGGTTTTGTAACCATAAACAGCAGTTTTCAGACCAAAGCATTGAGCTATTTGAAAAACATGGCGAGCTAAAGGAGCAATTTGAGATAATTAAAAGCGTGCCTGTGGAATGGGATACACCATCTGAGGAGGTATTCAGCAGAGAGCAACAGATGTTTGATGAGATAGGTCAAATAATGGTCCAGCTTACTGACCTTGAGAAGTCTGTGTTGACCTTGCTACAGGAGGATGATGAGGAGGCTGGCTCAATTGCCAAGGCTACAGGTGAGCCATTGCAGGTGATTGTCCAGGTGATTGAAAAATTAGTGATCCTGGGCCTGTATGAAAAGCCATCTATTGATGCTGAAGGTGTAAGAACAAGTGGAACAGTAACACCAACAGGTGGGCAGGTAGTGAATCAAATACCAGGAGCAGAGCAGCCACAGTATGAGATACGCTACAGCTATGAAACGCGAAAAGATGTACCACCTGTGAAAACCAAATCAAGGAATTTTTGCCTGGCATTGCTTAGATTGGATAGGCTATATTCCAGGGATGAGCTCTCAATGATTAGCTCACAGGAGGGCAGAGATGTTTGGAGATACAGAGGTGGATACTATACCAATCCGGACACAGGTAAAACCACACCTTGGTGCCGTCACATATGGATGCAGAATCTCGTAAAACGTAAACAATGAACTACCTAATTTCAGCGGAAAACATCCGCAAGCTGGGGTTGATACATCCCAATACTGATACAAAACTGCTCACAGTAATCATCAAGCGGTCCCAGGATATGCATATCCAGCCAGCAACAGGCACACCTTTATACAAGGCGCTGCTGCTTAGGGTACAGAATAATGATTGGACCAATCCGGATTATGTGACATTGATGAATGATTATGTGATTCCATGCCTGGTGGCGTTCGTTGATTACAGGAGTGCTACATTGCTCAATGAAAAGCTCACCAATAAAAGCGTGGGCCGGCAGTCTGATGAGACAATGACAGCCAATGATGACAGCCAAAGCAAGGTGATGCGTGACCAGCTCAGAAAGGATGCATATTTTTACAAAGAGAGATTGATTGGATACCTTAAGGATGATGGTGGTGTGATGTTTCCGGAGTATGTACAGAGCCCATGTGAACATGAGGCCGTGAGAAAGGACAGAACAGGCTACAAACCAACAGGCTGGATAGTATGAAATTCAAGATATCCCAAAAACAGATTGATAAATTAAAGCAATACCTAGATGCTAAGGACGTTAAACCAGGTCATGCGCGAGCTCAGCGAGATAGCAAGCGCACACCGGCAAATAAATGAATTTTTCCAGGGTGATTTCCTTGATGCCATCAGCCGGGATGCTGCTCAATATCCATTAATGGTGGTCACATTGGCACCTGGTAATGTCAATGAAACAAGCGTGCAGATGAGTGCTACAATAACCATCTGTGATAAGTACAATCATTCAGAGTATAGGCAGATTAATGAGGTGCATTCTGACTGCTTGAGCATAGTGAATGATTTAAATACCACATTTAGACAGTACAGGTGGACCGAATTTGTGGATATTACAGATGATATTAACATTGAGCCATTCATTAATGAGGGGCAGGATATGGTGGCAGGCTGGACCATGACGGTTAATTTTGATGTGTATAATGAATTGAATTGGTGTGATATTCCATATGATGGATATGATTTTGAGAATGGTCCTGCAGCACCTGAGGCATGCGGTGACCCATTCACAACATATCAGATATACGTCAATGGCAATTTAATTGATACATTTACACTATCTACAACGGAAAATAATACCATAAATATCGAATACTAATGGCAGTAACCACAGTTAACATACCTACACAGGTAGAAACATATGCTGATTTGGCAGCATTTCCAGCTACAGGTGCAAACAATACCATATACATTGCCCTGGATACAAGCATATCATATTACTATGATGGTGCATACCAGCCAATAGGTGGTGCAGGTGGCTCTCAGGATCTGCAATCAGTAACTGATTTTGGCAATGTCACTACCAATGACATTAACCTGGATAATTCAGCTATTGTATTGGACAATTTTTCTAAGCTCACAAAGGGATGGATTGATAACGGAGCAGATGGTGGTATCGCAAGGGAGTGCGCTGTCAACTATCAGGACCAATGGGAAAATGGTGTGCAGTACTATATCAATCAAGCAGGGCACATTGTATGGGCCAATGCTATAAATAACACTATTCCGGATGCCAATTATGACATTACTATGGGGTATGTTGTAGGTAGTGTATTCTATGATTTGAATAATCAGAACAAATACAAGTGCACAGATAACACAGATGGAGCTGCTGTATGGGAATTGATTGATGTGATTCCTGCAACAAAGAACTATGGCCTATTTGCTCAGACAGCCAATAGCGCAACAATCACAGGTACCACATCTGAGGGCACACTGATTGATGGAGGTGTTGGTACATTGAGCGTGCCGGCCAATGGTTTCAAAGTAGGTGATTCATTCCATGTGAGCATGGGTGGGCAAATGTCTGGAAAGAACAATGATACCATAAGAATAAGGCTAAAATCAGGCTCTGTGGTATTGGCAGATTCTACACCATTGACAATGCCAGGAATTACCAATCAGGTGTGGTATCTTACTGCTGATTTTACAGTGAGATCCATTGGAGCAGCTGGTGTGGCATCAATTGTATCGGTTGCACAATTCCATATCCTTAAAGCAGCCAGCGGAACGCAGGAGGGATTCGCATGGAATACAGTAAACAGCACCACATTTGATACGACAATTCAAAATACATTGAATATCACAGCTCAATTCAGCAGCAGCAGCAACATCAACAGCATATACAGTGATATATTCATTCTCAATAAGATATATTAATGTTTAATATATTCGAATACTTAAAGAATCAAATCACAGGCAAGCAGGATGCCCTGGTATCAGGGTCCAATATTAAGACCATCAATGGATCATCTGTGCTAGGTTCGGGTAATTTAGTGGTATCAGGCAGTGGTGTGCCGGATGGTGATAAGGGTGATATCACTGTGAGCGGGTCCGGTACCACATGGACCATTGACAATGGAGCTGTGACAGATGCCAAGGTAACTGATGTGGCAGCTACAAAGGTAACTGAGGACAGCACTCACAGGTTTGTAACAGATACAGAGAAGTCTACCTGGAATGGCAAGCAAGCTGCCCTGGTATCAGGCACAAATATCAAAACAATCAATAGCATATCCTTGCTTGGTAGTGGTGATATAGCCATTAATGGGAATCCATCCATGGGAATTGCAGCAGGCACCAATGTTACAGGTGTTACTGCCATGACTAAAAGCGCCACAATCACAATACCAGCCAATACCATTAGTGCAATTACTGTATTGGAATTGGAGGCAAGGGCCATAAGGGTGGCTACGCTATCCGGTAGCATATCATTTCAGGTATATATCAATACATCTGATACGTTGACAGGAGCCACATTGATAGGAGTATTCAATGCAATGACTACTACAAATTGGTTTTCACAAGGTCGTAGGTCGTTATTTATTAATCCATCAACTAACACATTGACCTGCGTAAATACAGGTACTACTGTCGCCTCAGATTTCACATCTACAGGTGCGAATGGTAGCATTACATTTGATGAGACAGTGACCTATTATGTAATATGTGCACTACAGCCATCCTCCTCAACCACCACAGCTGTGGTACAATATGCTTTTTTAAAGAGATATGTATAACATCACTAAAATTTTCGGAGGTTTTCTATTCAATGAAATCAATTATAATTTCAATGAAGTTGATGGAGCTAAATATAAGGTACTAACAAGCACCCAGCTATGGGTATATACTGACCAGGGAATCATTCTATTTGACCTTACATGTACCATTGATGGTGTGAGCTATACTGATATAAATCTGTTTGGTCAGGATTTGACAAATTAAAACAGATTTGCATAAATACGTATAAGTACGTACATGGCACAGGAGCAAATTTTCAAGCTATCTTTTCAAACATTTATCAGGTCACCGTTTACCTACCTTTTTTTTGTGTTGCTCATTGGATTGATATACCTGGGCAGGGTATTGATTACATCAAAGGACAGTGAAATTACATCACTTAAAAAGCAGGTTAATGAATGTGACCAGGAGCGTGTACGTGATAAACAACTGCTACAGGAGATAGTATTCCAAGAACAACTTAATACGCGCTTAAATGGAAAATAAAGCCCTAATTATCACGTCAATTATAGGAGCCATTGCATTGATATTCGCACCTGTGCCAAAACAGCAGCAGGCAGATGCACCAAAAGACCAGGTAACCATTCAAGCTGAGCGGTATCTTGAGGATCTTAAGGCACAGAATCAACATGCTGTGGATAGCATTAACCAAAAGGTAGACAGCCTTGAGCATATCAAGCCAAAATATCGCTATATTTACAAGGTGATTAAAGCAGATACGAATGGTAAGGCCGTACACTGATAAGCAGCTCCTGGATAGGGTAGCACAATTGAATACATTTAAGGGCTTGCCTGAGGGAAGGTGGATCCTGGGCGTGCGTTCGAATGAGGACATTCCAAATAAATTTGATGATAAATTCTATGTATTCGATAAGGACAAGTTTGTCATGGTCATGTCAGGTACCACCAATCCAGGGGTGACCATATTGAAGCATTATGAATCATTCAATAAGCATGGGGCTGCAATACTTGACAGCAACAGGTGGTACTATGATGTATGGCACTATGGCATGCACAGGAATAAAATAGCTGGGCTATTGCAGCGAGGTGCACCTGTGCTTGTTCACAGGGATGGAGATAAGGATAACAAATCAGAGGAGATTGGTCCAGGAATACCTGGATGGTATGGCATCAATTTCCATCTGAATTCACATGATATCAACACACAGATAGTTAAGGAGGATATTAATGCCTGGAGCGCAGGATGCCAGGTGCCAAACAATCCTGAAAAATACAGGCAACTAATGGGCTGGTTCAAGAGCCATCAGCGTGTGGTTAGCTATTGCCTACTTAAAGAATTTGAGCCATGAGTAAACCAAAAAAGGATATTGAATTCCACATTGATGGAAAAAAGGTGGATGTAAATGTGACCCGAAAGGATGGCAAAACCACCATTGAAATAGATTCAGAGAAATTGGATGTATTGTTGCAGCGGTCAGAGAGCGGTCTGAATGTGACTGTCAATGATGCATCCGGAATATTGGGCAGGCTGTTTAAATTGCTGTTCAAAAGGCGCTAATTTCCTCAATTAGTTTTTTTCTTACTGCTTACCGGGTCCATGTGGCCCGGTTTTTTTGTCTAATTAATGTCTAATTTTGTGGAAAAAAAAGAATAAAATTTTGCAGTTATGTAAATATTCATTATCATTGTGCATGTCTAATTAAAAAAAAGCAGTATGACAGAGCACACAAAACTATTGATTAAGGCACTATTGACAGGAATAGTGATGAGCATTTTAGTCGGATTAATTGAAACCTACCTATGAACACAGTGCAATTGATTCAAAAGCTACAGGCAGCATCTGCTGATATGTGGCAGCTGGTGATGAGGCACCAGGATACGCTGGAAAATTTGCAGCAATATTATGAGCGTGCCATCACGGTGGAGGACAGGAAACGGATTGAGCAGGAGATTGCATCCGCTGAATCTAATATCAAGGTGACCATCAGGTCCTATGGTTTGATAATGAAAAATATTGAAGAGCTATGTATGCGGTAGAGGTTAAATGTGAAGATTGCAAAGGCAAAGGCTGGGTTGAAATTATTGGAGCCTGCAGCAGGCCAGCATCCACATGTTGTGGTGGATGTGTTAAAGATGTTGAATGTGAAAATTGTAACGGTAATGGGTACTATTGGGAAGAACAACAAGAAGAGGATTGAGCCAAGACACATGGCCATTCCATTGGTGATGCGTGTAAAGTGGTGGCGGGACCAATCTGTGAGCTTTGACAGGGGGGGATCTTTTAACCTGGATCACTACATGCGAATATGTCAAATTAAAATTGAGCAATATGGCAAGCTATGAAGAGCATTTTATTGAGGTATGTGATTGGGTGGATGATTTAGCTAGAGAGCATAGAGATCATCTGCATGTGGACAAAATAATAATATCAGAATTGACCAGAAAATTGTGCCACACATTGGTGGCCATGGATGAGGTCCTAAAAGAATTGGAATGAAACATTATGTAATTATTTGGATGGCATTGGCTACATCCTGTGTATTGGTTTGGTGGGCTTTGTTAGTATGGATTGGATGGCCGGTATTCATTGTCATCCCTGCCATTGGTTTTATTGTTCATTATTTTGCCAACAGAGGATGAAGCAGTGGAGAGTGACGTACAAATTCAGGGGCCCAAGTGAATGGCAGCTGGGATATATGGCCATCTTTGCCTATGACAGCCAGCATGCCAAGGAAAAGTTTCCCATGTGGCCAGGTTTAATAGTTAAAATTGAGGAGATATGATACACAAAATGAATGAATTGGTTAAGCTCATTGAGATGTATGGGCTGAAAACATCTAAGCGAAACCGGGAATTGGTATACCAGCGCTTTTACATGTACAAAGAATTGAGGAAATGGTTAACATTGGAACAGGTTGGTAGGTTGTTTGGCAAGGACCATGCGACAGTAATATATGGAATTAAGATGGCCAGGATGTTTGAGCACATGAATGATACCATTTACTTCGAATACATCAAGCATATCCGGGCTGATTATATGGCCATGCTGGATGGTAAGAGCGTATTTGGATTACGCAAGATTGACTATGTGAATGGCACAGCTATAATGTACGTAAACATTCCAATGGAGCGTGATGTATATGACAGCATTGAGGACGTTGATATTTGTCAATTCAAGGAGGTTTTGGAGTGTGTAACGAGTGTGTAATTACACACTACACACACCTATATGCAGTAGAAAAAAATCAATTCATTTTTGAAAAAACTGTTTTTTGGCGTTACACACTGTGTAATTACACACTTTTGGCTCTTAAGCCCAGCAAATACTGATACTTTGAGTGTGTAAATGAGTGTGTAACGGTGTGTAAAAAGTGTGTAAATTTACACACTGAATTGAGGTAAATGTGAATTAATACTAATTTTGTGGAAAAAAGCAATGAAAAAAACGTACTTAAGAAAGTTGGCAAGTGAGGGCTATAGCATCATTCCGGTAGAGGAGGACAAGCGTCCCAAAGGTGCCTGGAAAAAATACCAAAAAGAGCACAGGTCACCGGATGAGGTGGAGGCATTGGATAGCCCATTATTTGGGTTGATATGTGGATACAATGATGTGGAATGCATTGATGTGGATCTCAAGGTAATTGTGGGATTAAAGGAGCAAAAGGAATGGTGGGCTGAATTCCTGCAATTCCTGGAGGACAATATTGAGGATTTTATGTCAAAGGTGACCATTGTAAAAACAAAAAACGCTGGATTCCATATCCTGTACAGGTGCTTTGATGTG